TTTACGATCCAGGTATATTTAAGGCTTTCTTTTTAGCAGGTGGGCCTGGTTCTGGCAAGACTTTTGTAACTCAAACTGCTTTTTCTGGCACAGGTTTAAAAGTTGTAAACTCTGATAGTGTATTTGAAAGAGGTTTAAAAAAAGCAAATTTATCTTTAAAAATGCCAGATGAAGAAGAATACTTTAGAAATATAATTAGACAAAGAGCTAAATCAACAACAGGTACAATATTAGATACTTATGTTGAGGGTAGATTAGGTTTAGTTATCGACGCCACAGGTAGAGACAAAAATATAATACAAAGACAACACGCTATGCTTTCAAATATTGGCTATGATAGTTATATGATATTTGTAAACACAAGTTTAGATGTGGCTTTACAAAGAAATAAAGGTAGACCTAGATCAATACCAGAATACATTGTAAAAAATAGTTGGAATACTGTTCAACAAAACATTGGCCAGTTTCAAAGAATTTTTAGTCCTAATAAAATGTTAATTTTAGATAATAATAGAAGTGAAAAAGAATTAGTGTCTTCTACTATAAATCAAGCTGCTAAATTTATTAGAGGTAGATTAACAACTAAACCAGAAAATGGTATCGCAATGTCTTGGATTAAAAAAGAACTAGAATTAAAGAAAAGAATATGATAGGCTTTCAAAAATTTATGAATTTAACGGCACAAAAAAAGTGCCCACCAGGTTTTAGATTTGATGACAAACTAAAAGTTTGTGTACCAAAAGGCCAAGGTAGATACTATGGTGCTTATGGTTTTGGTGTTGCTAAAAATCAAAACACTTCAGGCGAAACTGAAAATGGCGAAACAGATAACGGTAATGCTGATACTGGTAATTTATCAGGCAATGGTAACGGTAGTAATACAGGTAATGGAGGCAACGGCGGTAACTAATGAAATTTAAAGATTACATAAAAGAGGCAGTCATTGATATACCAAAAAGAACATACGCTAAAGGTGTGTTTGATGAGGCCGATACTGATAATCCAAAATTAAAAGATAGTGTGAAGTCTATGATTGACAACATACTAACAAAGATAGAAGACGCTGAAGGATACTCTATAATTAAAACTGGATTAATTGGTTCTATATTAACAAAGAGATATAGAAATGACGCTGACTTGGATATTAATGTATTGTTTAGTGTGCCACCTGAAAAACAAGAAGACGAAAGATTAAGACTATCTAAAAAATATTTAGCGGCTGCTTCACCTGTTAAGATACAAGGTCAAAAAATACCAGGCACAGAGCATCCTGTAAACTTTTATTTCATTACCGACAAACAAACTTATGATGAACAAGAGAGTAAGGCTGACGCTGTATTTGACATAGAAAATAATCAGTTTGTAAAAAGACCAGAAGAATTTACTTTTGATCCAGATTTGTATGTAAATGATTTTAATAGAAAAGTACAAGAATTAGATGTTGTAAAAGGTGAACTAAAAAGAGATATTATAGATTACAACGAATTAAAAGACCTATCAACAAATGATGTTTTAAACTTACAAGATAAAATTAAAAACAAGTTAGAAGAAATAGAAGACAGTATTAAAGATATTGTAAAAATAGGAGATACTGTTGACGCTGAAAGAAGAGCAGCCTTTGATAGTGATATGTCGCCAGATGAGATTAGACAATACGGTATTAAAAACAGATTACCAAAAGCTGTAATCTATAAGATGTTAGAAAAATATCATTACTTAAAATTCTACAAGTATTGTAAAAAAATATTAGAAGATGGTGTAGTAACTGACAAAGAAATAGATGACTTACATATAAATGAGGGTGGTATTTTTAGTGCTTGGGATACTTTAATTAGAAAGACGGTAAAAGCTCCTAGAATTAAATCTGCTTTACAATTATATTTAAAATATTTAAGACAAGGTGTAAAAGACGCTAAAAACAAAGCTGCTCAACACGCAGGTTTAGGTTATAGAGAATTTGGACTAGCAGTTACAGACGCTGGTTTACCAGAAAACTTTACAACGGAACAAAGAGATGGTAACTCTGTAGCATTTACTTTTGGTAGATTTAATCCACCAACTATTGGACACGAAAAATTAATTAACAAAGTGGCACAACAACCAACTGACAAATATTTTATATATTTAAGTAGATCACAAGATAAAAATAAAAACCCATTAACACCTAGAGATAAACTAGATGTTATGAAAAAGATGTTTCCTAAACACGCTAGAAATATTGTAATTAATCCTACAAATATGGTTTTAGATTTAGCAACAGATTTATATAACAAAGGTTTTACAAAAGTTACTATGGTTGCTGGTAGTGATAGAGTAAGAGAATTTGAAGGTATCTTAAAAAGATATAACGATAAGAGAAATAGACACGGCTACTATAACTTTGATAAGATAGAAGTTGTGTCAGCAGGTGAAAGAGATCCTGACGCTGAGGGTGCTACAGGTATGAGCGCTAGTAAAATGAGAACAGCGGCTGAAAAAGGAGATATTACCTCTTTCAAACTAGGTTTACCATCATCTTACAAAAACAAAGCAGACGACTTAATGAAAAAAGTTAGAAAAGGTATGGCCTTAGCGGCTAGTTATGGCGCACTTGGTCATCACGCTGGTTATGGTTACAAACCAATTGCTAACTTAAATGAATATGAACAAAATCAAATAAGAGACTTATATGTTAGAGAAATGATTTTTAACATTAACGATAAAGTAGATTACATAAAAGAAGACATACAAGGTACCGTAAAAAGAAGAGGTACAAACTATGTAGTAATCGAAGATAACAACAACAATTTACACAAAGCGTGGATATGGGATTGTTTACCCGTAGCCGCAGATAGAGAGGTAGAAGTGAGAGAATACGATACAAACGTTGACTATGGCTTTACTGCCGTGGACAGAATAGAAGAAGACTTGGATGCTCAACCACAAGATAGAGATGTTAAGAAAAAAGATGGCACACAGCCTAAAAAGTATTACAAAAACCTATCAAAAGATACAAAAAGTAAAAGAGCTGACTTCTTTAAAAAGAATAAAGATAACAAAGAAGCACCAGGCGACAAAGACGCAAAAACAAAACCATCAATTCATACTAAAAAATTCAAACAAATGTATGGTGAAAACTCAATGGACGAGGCTTGTTGGACAGGTTACAAACAAGTTGGCTTTAAGAAAAAAGGTGGCAAACAAGTACCTAACTGTGTACCAGAATCAATGTCAATTGAGGATGCTAAATTGATAGATGGTTATGTACCAGAATCATATGAGATAGGTGCTGATTACGCTAATCATACCAAAGAGGTGACACCTGGTGAGAAACCATCAGCAAAACCTATTGATTCTAAAGACAAAGGTATAGAAGTTAAGAAAGAAGATGTCGAAAAATGGGCTTTTTCAGATGAAACAATAGATAAATATAAGAAAAGATACGCCGAAGAATGGCGAAAGAAACTGGATGAAGTTGTCCAAAGAATGTTGGAAAAACTATAATGGTTAAGTCATTTAAGGCATATGATAATATAGATGAGACGTGTGATAAGGTAATCTTTGAACACGAGGCCGAGGGTTTACAGGAAGCTGAATACCAAGGCAAAAAAGTAAAATTAAACGACCCAATTAGAGGTGGTTCTAAAAAGTTTTACGTCTATGTAAAAGACGGTGATAAAATAAAAAAAGTATCTTTTGGTGATACAACAGGTCTATCAATCAAAAGAGACGATCCCGCTAGACGAAGAAGCTTTAGAGCTAGACATAATTGTGATAACCCAGGACCAAAAACAAAAGCAAGATATTGGTCTTGTTATCAATGGCGAGCTGGAGCAAAGGTAAACAACTAATGAGTAAATCATTTACACAATTTAAAAAAGGCGACTATGGTTTAGCCGAGGCAAAAGCTAGTCCAACAAACTTACAATATTTAAGAGCTAAACAAGCTGGTAACAATCACTTTGAAGTAAGAAGATATATTGCTGATGTTATTTTAAGAGATAAAAAATTAGCTGACTCTTACAAAGCGTTAGAGATTATACACGATACTTATGGAAGAATTATTGGTAATGACGCTATACAATTAAGACAAAGATTAGAACAAATGTTAAAACAAGATTTAAAAAGAAAAATCCTAAATTGGGATGAAGTTTGGAGTACACTATAATGAGTAGATACAGAGAAACAATGGCTGAGGCTTTAAGAAAAGTTTACGAAGATGGCCACGAAGATGTATCATCTTCAAAAAGAATGTGTCAGACTATTGTAGAAGACGCAACACAAATTAGAACAAAATTAGATTCAATGTCTGCTGAAGACAAGTTAGATACTTGGTGGACTAATAAGTTGGCTAAATCTGCTGACAACCTAAACTCTGCTAGAGATTACATTATGAATCCTATTGAAGAAGAATTACAAGAAAGAACATATGACCCTATACAATTTGGTCCTGATAAAGTCGCTAAAGCAATGGCTATCGCTACAAAAAGCTCAGGTCAATATAGTGTTGCTGTAAGAGATATAGAAAAAATTGCTAGAAATTTATCTAAAGTATCTACAATAGCTAGAGAATTAAAAAAACAAAATGAAGAAGTTGAATTAGACGAAGGCAGAATGAAAACTATCTATACAATGCAACAAGACGGCAAATCAGCGGCTGAGATTGCTAAGTATATGAAATTGCCTGTAAAAACTATTAAAGATATTTTAGGTGAAGGCGAAGAAATAGAAGAAAGTTTAGATGAGTTTACCTCTGATATGATTAAGAGATTACAAAAATCATATAGTACAATGCCAAAAACAATTTCACCAGAACAAGCTAAAGCTCTTTCAAAACATTTAGATAGACTTGACT